ACTCGGTCAGCCAGTTGGTCTGGTTCGTGTCGTCCAACAGCGGCGGCAGTTCGTAGTACAGGATCTCCATCGGGTAATCCGCAGCCGGGGTCGGCACGAAGATCCAGTGCTTGTAATCGTAATCGGCGTAAAACAGCGGCTGACCGGTCGTTGTCTCATTCGGCCAGTAGCTACGGACGTATTCGTAAGAGCGGGGGAAAACCGGCGTGTGGACGTTGTTGTTCGTCCCAGTGCCGAAGTTGATGCTGATAGTGTCGCGCCAGCGATCCGGCTTTGGATAGACCGCTACCCCAGATTGCATGGTGGTATTGACCACCGTCTGGAAACCCTGAATCTTCAGTTCACGCGCAATCCGGCGCTCGGCTAGGGTGATCAGCCGGGGGATCTGCTCATAGACAATAGGGTCCGTCGCACCACCTCTTTCAAGGTAGTTCCGGATGTCCACTTGCAAACTGGTAAATGTCATCGACGCAGGCATACACCTCTCCTTAGTCCCGCGTCTTACCAGTCAGGCAAGACTATTTGGGCACGATTATACCCTAATTAAGACAAATATAGCCTCTGCTCATCCTGACGGCGCTTGACAAGACCGGGAAGTACCCGACCCCCTGCCTTGGTCCATTTCATGAACTCTTCCGCCGCTTCTTCAAACTCACCCCGATTGGTCTTCATCCTAAGGGAAGAGCGTTGGAGATTGCCGAGGCCCACGTTGAAGGCAAAAGATACGAGAGCATCGAAGACTCCCTGACGGCCAACAGCAGCAGGGCAAAGTCGAACCACACCACGCTCAAACCGGCCAAGGTCTTGAGAAAGTATCCGGTCCACCTCGTCCATCGTGAGAACCCGATCCCAGCCTGCGGGTATCGGTAGATTCCGACGCTCCTCATACTTCACCGTTGCATGGGTGGGGTCAATCACATGGCCGACACCGACAGTCCACAATAGCGCCGGACAGCGGTAGGGCTTAGTCCGGACACCCTCGTGGTGCTTAATCATGTCGATGGCAGCTTTGGAGACTTTCACTTCTTGCCGAATGCTTGGGTACCAAACCAGAAGGCGATAATGGAAGACAGGATCAGCATCTCATCATCCGAGAACACTTCGGCCATCGCAGCCGCAAACGGCACGCCCGTGTTGTAGGCGTACCACACACCAGCGATATTGATGGCAACCAGCTCCAGCACAAAGATGTAGGTCACGACTGGACGAACCGATGCCCGTAGATTGATCATCCACTGCGATGCGCCTTTGCCGATTTCCATGTCGTGCTGATACAGAGCCACGCGCTCCTCGGCTGCGGACTGCACCTGAACCTGCTCCAACTTGATCTCTTCAACCCGAGCCTGAGCAATAAAGCCACGCTCAGCCAAGGCCAACTCACGCTCCTTCTGGGCTGCGACTAGAGCCAGCTCGTGCTTCTTGTCCTGCCGGTCTTGGAAGATTTGCAAAATCTTGGGAAGTCCACCAGCAAGGAAAGACAGGAAGGTTGAAATCATGGTCATCATTTGGAAGCCCTCACCACATCGTCGCCCTTGGTTACGGTCACATGATCGCCTTCCACATCAACTCGCATCGGCATCTCTTTGCGATCTAGGCGATCAAGCTTGGCAATGAGTTCCTTGATGACCGCAAACTCCGGCTTCTCTTCTTTCTCCGATGCCCCGGCAATACCGTTAAGCATGGAAATCAAAGCAGTGAGCGAAGCGCCAAGCAGACCCATGACGGCTGCGATCTTCTCAGAATCAAGAACCAAACTAGATGCAACACCAATCACGACAATGATCGTGATGTACTTAAGTCCGTCCTTACCAATCGCCTTCCCTGCAACATCTTTGGCAGACGAATTAGCCTCAAGCCGATTTAACTCAGCCTGAACCTTGGCCTTGAACAGCTCAATGTCTTCGCTCATTTGTCTACCTTCTCATCCAGCTTATCGAAGATCTTGCCGAGCATATTTTTAATGTCGTCAATGTCTCGTTGATACGTCGTTTGAGTAACGTAGTTAAGCGGCATATTACGAACGTCTTTGTCTAAACGCTCAATGCTGCGGGTAATCTGGTTAAGTGACCAACCGCCAAAGAATGCCGCCACACCTACAACGATGTTGAACAACACTTGCATTTCCATGGCTACGGCTTTTCGTTGCTCTGTGCCGGTGTAGAAAGAATCTCATCAGCACGAGCCTGAGTTAACAGGTTCTTACCAACAAGTGAGTTGATACCAGCAATAGTTCGTTGATCTTTCAAATCAACGGTCGAAGCCGCTTGGAATAAGTCATACCAAGCCTGAACTTCAACATCCGTCTTGGTGGCGCTAATAATCCCCACATACTCTTGCGGAGTGAACCGCGAGATCATGGCGACCTTAGTAAGCACCCAAGTGTCTGGAGGGAGATCAGGGCCAATCAGTACATACTGACCGGGAAATTTAGCGTCCATAAACTCTTGATCAGCGAGAATTCGTCGATCAACTACGCCGTTTTCATTGAGAATTCCGTAAATCATGCTTTCACCCATGAAATCCAAACCCAGCCATTCCCGCCTCTACCAACGGTTCCATTCCCCCCAGCTCCGGTGCCGCCGCCTAACTCTGCTTGTCCACTTCCTGTGCCGCTTCCACCAGCACCTCCGGTTCCACCAAACCCGGCTGAGGTGCCGCTGGAAGTGCTACCGGCTACAGTACCGCCACTTCCAGCTCCGATAGCAGCAGCAGCACTGGCAGCAGAATTTCTTCCGTCGGTTCCACTAGCTGTAGGAGAAACACCAGCCAAAACAATAAGATTGTTACCTTGAACATTGCCAGCACCACCAGCAGAAGATTGGTTTGGACCAGCGTCCACTCCTGCGGCAGAAGTTCCACCACCCCCACCGGCAGCAGGACCACCGATAGTTGCACTAGCATCTCCACCTTTACCACCAATTCCCGCGCCACCAGCAGATGCTTTGGTATTGCCGCTGCTAAGTGCAAACCCACCGGCAAAACCGTTTCGGAAAAGTCCTACGCCTCCACCACCGGCACGGGCTTGTTCATTACCATCAGTTGTCGCGGCTCCACCGGCTCCGCCAGTGTAATTAAAATCGCCGCCTGACGCCGTGCCGCCAGCTCCTCCTGATGTGGTAGCAGAACCACCGGTAAAAGTATACCCACCACCAGCACCGCCATTAGCGGTTAAACTGACTCCCGTACCAACAACGGTGGTTACACTTCCAGAGCCTCCGGCGGTATTATTAGCTGTGTATGCAGGTCCCCCCGCGCCTATGGTGATGGACAAAGAGACGCCAGAATTCAAATAGGCATACTTAATAGCAGTGCCACCCGCACCGCCACCACCTACGGCACCACCGCCAGCACCGTTAGCGCCAGTACCACCGCCGCCTCCGGCATAGATGACGTAATTACCGGAAACTGGTGTGGTAAAAACAGTTGACCCTAAAATAAAAAGAGCTTGCTGAAAGTTGTTGTTCCCAGAAAATTGTGAAAAGACGCTCATGCTAAAACCCATCCTTCTGTTGCGTCATTGGTGAATCGAAGCTGTGCTGAAGCGTATGGCGCATTAAGTGTCAAATCTTCGGCAAGCCCCTGAATGTTTTTACCGTTACGCGCTACGACGTTCGTAGTCAATCCATTACCGACTGTGACATAGATTGTGTCACTAATTGTTGGCGACGCCGGAAGCGTAACCGTCGCTGCCGTTGCAGCAGTTAAAACATAATGGAAGTTAGCTGCTGCCGTAATGGCGGTCGATGCCGTCACCACGACCGCCGGGAGACCACCGCCACTTGCTGCAATCGTGATGCTGCCGGTTGCGTTTGTAACCGAAAGACCAGTTCCAGCGGTCAGCGTAGCCAGCGTGTACCCAGTGCCATTACCGATCAGCAACTGCCCATTGGTTGGAGTTAGCGAAGTTCCAGTACCACCGCTAGAAACTCTCAATGCACTAGAAAGCGTTAGCGTGCTCGGGTTCGTACCCAGCTCCACCACCGCGCTGCTGCTATTCATGGTGAACATACGGCGATCTGCCGTATTGACTGCAACCTCTACGCCCCCTGCCAGATTAGTCAGGTTTGCTGTAGTTGGTACCGCACTCGCGGTGTCGCTTTTCTTCAACAGTATCGTGGGCATTAGTAGGTGCCTCCGCTAATAGTACCAGTAGCGTTAGTCAAATTGACCAGCACACTACTTCCAATTGATCCGCCAGTAATTGAAACGCTGTTTGCATCTTGGACAGCCATTGTACCCAAACCGAGGGCAGTTCTTGCACCCGAGTCAGTTGATGCTCCAGTACCGCCATTCGAGATAGCCAGCGTTCCCGCCATCGTAATCGTGCCCGAACTCGTAACCGGGCCACCGCTAAAGGTCAGTCCAGTAATACCGCCCGAGACATCAACGCTTGAAACCGTTCCAGCCGAAACCGAGGTGCTGATGGTAAAGCTTGGGTATGTGCCCGTAACGCTAGTAGCACCGCCACCCGTCAGAACAACCGTCTGATCCGGAGCCGTATTAGCAATGCTGATCGACCCGGTGCCATTGGTTACCGAAACCCCCGTACCCGCCGTCAGAGCCGATAGGGTGTAGTTTGAGCCGTTACCAATCAGCAACTGGCCATTAGTCGGAGCCGATGACTGGCCCGTACCACCATTCAGAACACTAACCGGGGTATCTAACGAGAACGTCGTCGCCGTCAGGCTCAGGCCGTTGCCAGCGGTGTACACCTGCGAGTTGCTGAAGAGCGAGAACGTGATAGCCGTCGAACCGAAGGTGATAACGCCACTATTGGTGTTAACCCAAGCAGCGCCCTTGTTATTTGTGCCGCCAGTCGTGAAGAAGTAGCTACCCGCATCCAAACCGACTGTTGACTGCTCAATGTAGGTGTCCGCATCCGAAGAGCGGGTCATTACGTACTGAGCAACGGTGCTGCCCGGATTCGTAACAACATACACACCGTTACCAATCGGATTAGAGCAGTCCTGAATCAGGACGCGGATCGTCGAGGTTGCGAC